ATGAGATTCGACGCCCGTACCGCAAGCAAGCTGCCGCCAGGGCAGCACCTGACCTTCGACGGCTTTCCAGGCCTACGCCTGCAGGCGAGCGAGAGCCGTCGTTCGTGGATTTACCGTTACAAGTCACCCATCGATGACCGCATGCGCCAGGTGAAGCTGGGCGAGTGGCCAGCAATGGGATTCCCCACCGCGATCGCCGAATGGGAGCAGAAACGCTCAGCGCGCGTTGCTGGAGCCGATCCTGCAGCCGAAAAACGGGAGAAGCGCCAAGTGATCGCGACAACGCGCGCGATCGATGCATATACGGTCAAGCAGGTATGTCTGGACTACATCGGCGGTTACCTAGAGCCCAATCGAAAAGAAAAGGGAGTGATCGAGGTGACTCGCATGTTCAAGGCAATGTTGGCGCCGATTGCAGCTCTCCCTGCCGCCTCGATCACTCGCGCGCAGGCGTACGAGTTCCTCGATTCCTATCGAGCGACGCCGGCGCTTGCGGCAAGGCTCCGTATGGAGCTCGGTGGAGCATGGGATCATGCGATGGACGCGGGGCGGTTGCCTGACGGCGCGCCGAACTGGTGGCGAATGATCTTGCGCGGGAAGCTCCGCAGCAAGGGGCGCACGATCGACGGCGTCGCCATGGGCACGAAAAAGCGGGTGTTGAGTGAGGACGAGATTGGCACGCTGCTCCGCTGGCTTCCGAATATGAGCCTGACGGTGTCCGATGCAGTCACACTGTACCTATGGACTGGTGCCCGTGGCGGAGAAATCGTGTCAATGGAGTCGCACGAGATCGCCGAGGAGGCGGACGGTCTCTGGTGGACGGTACCAAAAGAAAAAACGAAGAATTCGTGGCGTTCAAAGGCAGCGGATTTGCGAGTGCCGCTCATTGGCCGCGCCGAGGCGATCGTTCGGCGGCGCAAGGAGCAAGCCGTGAATGGCCTTCTTTTTCCAACGTCGGCCGGTGAAATGATGAAGCAGACGGTTATTTCGCACGGTGTTTACTACCATCAGCCGTATTGCAAGCAGGTACCCAGCCACAATCGCCCCCGACTGCCGATAACACATTGGTCGCCTCATGACCTGAGGCGGACCGCACGGACAATGCTCGCCGCGCTTGGCTGTCCGCATGATGTCGCGGAGGCGGTACTCGGGCATATTCAACCCGGGGTGGCAGGTGTGTATAACCGGCACCACTATGATCGGGAGCGCCGAGAGTGGCTCACGCGCCTGTCGCAGTTTCTTGAGGGGCTCGCGCTCCGGTATCCGGCGAAGTAATCCGGTGTATAAGGCGAGACTCGACCAAACAGACAGGCCAGATCGCCTTACTCAGTTCGGCCAATCGCCGCCGCTTCTCATGACCTACATAGGCCATTCGTGACCCAGTACGCAGTTGCTGTCCGACTTGAGCCGCGTCTCGCCCCTTTCGTGCTATCGGTTCGTAGTAAGATGCTACACATCCCCGGATGCGCTCGGGGTTTTCCATAGAAAATCGCATATTGATGGCGTTATAATATATGACCCGAAAGATTTCATGGCTTCACCTAAGTGACTTGCATATCGGGCAATCCTTTCAATGGTTATGGCCTAATTTCAAAACTCTATTTCTGGAAGATCTCGAGCGGCTAGCCGGCGAGGCGGGTCCGTTGGATTTAGTGTTGTTTTCGGGTGATCTTACACAGCGCGGCAGCGCGGAAGAGTTTGCATCTGTTTCGAATGAGCTATCGCATGTCTGGGAATTGTTGGATAAGCTCGGGCAACGCCCCGTGCTATTCCCGGTTCCCGGAAATCACGATTTGGCGCGTCCGCCAAAAAACGACGCTCGAAGGAAAATTCTGCAGCAATGGGGCAAAGACCTGGATGTCATCAACGAATTTTGGTCCGATTCCGATAACCAGTACATTGAGGTCGTCCACAAAGCTTTTAGTAACTACTCGTCTTGGTTGAATGGCCTCGCAGAGCGGGGTATTCCTACCCCGGAATGCATCATGGGCAGAATACCCGGAGACCTGTCAGCCTCAATAACTGTCGACGGCATCGCGGTTGGTCTAATTGGTCTTAACTCCTCGTTCCTCCAACTAGGGGACGAAGATTATTCCGAGCGACTTTTGTTGGACCTCCGGCAACTGAATGCCGTGACGGATAACAATCCTCCGGAATGGTGTAACAGGCATGAAATCAATTTCCTGGTCACACACCATCCTCCTACATGGCTCGGTCCCGAAGCCTTACGACATTTCAACACCGAAATCAGCCCGGTAGGACGTTTTACTTCGCATTTCTACGGCCACATGCACGACCCGGGCCTCACAACGGTTTTTCACGGTGGAGACGCGGGGCGCAAGTCTTTTCAGAGTTCCTCGCTGTTCGGTATGGAGTTCCTAGCCGATGGGAAAACGGAGAGAGTGCACGGTTATGCCCTTGGGCAGATCCAACTGGGCGACGCGGAAGGTGCGTGGAAACTGTGGCCACGAAAGGCCCGCGTCAACCCACGAAATGGAGATCGCAGGATCGTCCAAGACGTCGACAACTTCGACCTATTGCCCGGGAAAGAGTATCTGGAAGAGCGGATCGTCCTCAAGCGAACGGCACTGGCTTCGCGAGCAGTCGTTGCAGCGACTTCGAAGCCGGTCGATCTCGCCACAACCGTCGAGGAAACTTCTCATCGATGGGAGGACATCCTGCGGCCGACTGCTTACGCGCTTCCCGACCAAGAACAACATCTCGCGATTCGTCCGCTGCAGCAGCAATCATGTATGGAAAGCGTCAGGCAGAAACGAGTGGCGTGGGTGTGCGCCGACTGGGGACTTGGGCGCGATGGCTTTCTGTGGTCAGTTGCGAAACGCATGGGAAGAGAAAATCAGGGCGTCTATCGAGTCGATCTCGGCAACTATTCGGCGCGCGCTGAATTTCTCACGAGTTTTGCGACGACAGTCGGATGTTCATTCCCCGATTTTTGCAAGGCCTTGACGTCCGCGGGGCCTTGCATTTTGCTTCTTGACGAAGCACCCACGGGTATTATTGGCGAGCAGACCATCGCCGCCCCTGAGCAGGACGCGGAAAAGCTGGCGATGATGCTGCGCGACTTTTGTCCGAACGCGGTTATTTTTCTTCTTGCGAGACAGGCGCCAAAGGTCCATGCGATCGATGTCATCAAGCTTGATGCGCTCGACGAAGCTGATACGCGAACGTATCTGCTTGCTCACCCGTCCGCTGGAAATGAAGCACGCTCGCCGAAGGGAGTCAGCGAAATCTTCCGACACACCGATGGCCTGCCGGTACGGATAGACCGCGCCCTCGGTACTCTCAGGGTAGTAAGCCTTGCGGAGCTAGGCCCACCGACAGGCACTGATCTAATCAGCAGTCCATCAGTGACTGAGGCAATTCCAATGTCGCTCGTGAACGCTGTCAGTGAATTGGCGAGCTCCTCAGATCCGGTTGCCAAACGGTCTTGGCTGCTGCTCAAAGTTCTGGCCATTCTTCAGCACGGCGAGTCTTTACAAAGACTGAAGCGCATCGAGCATGAAAGTCCGATCTTTCCGCGCCATGCCGAGGAGCTACTTGAGCGCGACCTGATCCAGATCCGTTCGTCGACTTCAATAATCAGGCAGAGCGAAGGTGTAGAAGATCAAATCAAGATATTGGTGTCTCCGCGGCCGGTGCGGGACTATGTTCTGTCGCGGATGTCCCCGAGAGAAATCGACCATCTCGTCAAGAAGGCCGTTTCACTTTATTTCGGAGAAAGTTGGAGAACCGGAAGCGCCGGTCTCAGAAAGCCCGATGGCATGCTAATTTCCGATGATGGCAGTCTGCTTCAGAATCCGCACTTTTTGGTGACACGTCTTCTTGCCACACCCTCAGTTTGGCAGTCGACCGACTCCGCGGAGCCGGTTCTTGGACTGTGCAGAATATATTGCAGCGCTCTGCTGGAGGCAAAAAATTACCGGAATTGCGCTATCGTATGTCGTGATGTGTTGGCCATAATTCCGAGCGAAGGTTTTTCGGCACATCGCGACACTATCGAAATAATATTTGCCAAGAGTCTGCGTATGCTGGGCGAGCATACTGAAGCGCGTCCTCTTTACGAGCGCTTACTTACTGTGGATCGATCGAAAGAGATTAAGGCGCAGTTGTTGCTAAATTACGCCATGTGCCTGCAATCGTTAGGTGATGTGGCTGCGATCGTGGCTGCGAAGGAAGTAATGGACCTCGTGCCAAAGACTGCCAACGCGCTGCATGCTGAGTCGATCATCTACGAAATGCAGGAGGACGAAGACAGCGATACTAAGCTCCTGACGCTCGAAGTTCAGGCTCGAAAGCGTGGCTTCGATACTGTCGCGAATAATCTGGTACTTAGCCGCACTGCAGGCAACAAGAGTGCCGATGCTGACAATGCCTTGAGGCAGGTTTACACAACGGCGGCGGCAAATGGCGATCTCTACACGGCAGCGCGAGCAACGGTGCGGCTTGCCGCTCGTTCGCTGCGACAAACCACAACGCTTTCCAGTACTGATCTGGCACAACTGATTAAGGCATATCAGTACTTTTACGGTGAGCGATTCGATTCACTGTTCTCGAGTGCTCATCAATCTCTCTGGAACGTCTTTGAGCGTCAAGGAGACGTGCGCAATATGCTGAGCCTATTCCGTCATAGCTCCTTTATTTGGCGGCTGCATGGGGATGACGACAGGGAGCGGGATTACATCAAGAGGTTGATCGGTGCGGCCCGCCAAATACTTGCAACCGACGTTCGCAGCGCCGATCAGAACACAGCGTACTTCCTGCTCCGGGCGCGCGATCACGTTACCGATGAAGGAAAAGGCGCATCTACGTAATCGAAATGATTGCATTTCTGTTGGCGGAGTTCTTTCTCTTGCGAACTCCGCTTGGTCAAGCCATGGGGCGCTACATTGAGGCAAGCAATCGCGAGAGTCGAAACCGCCGAAATTGCCGCTCTTCGTCTCAACGTGCCACCAACGTGTAGTTTAGCCAAGGGTCTGCGCTGGGCCAATGACGGCGCTTGATGGCGATCAGGTTTTAACTTACGCAAATTTTGTGACGTCTGTTGCCATGACCGGTATTAGGCGGAGGTGTCAGGTTTGACACCGGACATGCCTCCGCCCATGTTTCGATTTCGCGAGTCAGCCAAGCGACACGCCGATCGGACAGGGCGCGCGGCTTTGGGAATTTGTGCTCGCGCACGAGTTTTTGGATAGTGGCTTCGGATAACGACACTGCGGTGGCAACGGCAGGCAGGTCGAGATAAATCGGTTTCATTAATTCTCCTGGCTGGTGCACCGCTCAGTCAAGTTTCGGCATAACGCAATCAACCGTGTTTCGGTCGGTTTCAATGCTGAGAACCCAGCGAAGGGCAGCAGCACGTTCGCCGGTACTATTCTGCAGCTCCACAGTGATCTGTTTGCGGGTTTTCATCCGCGGTTCCGCGTGTCCCATTACTTCGCGCTGGGCGCGGGACTTTTCGTGCCCCTTCTTCGTATCGGCTACGTTGACGAGTTCGCGCGCCTTGTCTCGCTGCACGTCCGGTCTGAGGCGCGCCAGTTTGACCGCATGCGTTACGGGAACCTTGCCGCTGTCCACTGCTTTCTGTACATCCGCGCAGCACTCGAGTAAGGCGAGTGTCGAACGCACGGTTGCAACTTTGCAGTTGAAAATCATCGCGACCTGATCTTCACCGCGGCCAAGTGCCATCAGCTGCCGCATCTTCTCGGCGCGGCCGAGCGGCGTGTCTGCGCGACGGTGTTCGTTTTCGCTGACGATCGCATCGAGAGCCTGCTCACGCTTGCCTTTGAAAACGACCGCCGGCACCTGGCGGGGTGCGGCGCCACGCTCCTTTCGCCATGTATTCGCCAGTCGACAGGCTTTGACGCGCTGCCGGCCGAGTACGACTTCGACCTCACCAGTCTCGGGATTTTTCGAGATCTCGATTGGCATCACGATGCCTTGATAGTCGATGTTGTGCGCCATCATTTCGTCGACAGGTAGATGAACGCGATCATCGTAAAGAGGGGACGTCTTGTCCGTTACGAGTACCAGCTTTTCCGGATCGAAAAACAGCAGATTGGTTTTGCCAGCAGCACCGTAGGCATCGAGTGAATTTTTTGCCATGGTTATATTTTTGTTAGGAATATTAATGGAATTCGCGATAGTCGGTGCGGACCTAGGGTTCTCGCAGCGCAGCAACGGCGCGCCGTGCGGTGCGTGCGCGAACGTGGCAGCGCGGCATCGATCATTCCTTCACGTCGCCGGCCTGCCGACGCTTGATGTCCATGCGCGCAGCTGCTCGCCGTTGCTCGCGAATTTCCCTCGCGCGCGCCGACGATTCGAGCGTCTTGCGCACGCTGTCGCGTTGGATCGCGGTGTCGAAATCGCCGCGCATATGGAGCAGTTGCCATTCGACGCGTAGCAGGTGCGTGGGCAGGTGGGCTTTCTGCATGGCGTGCTCACGCGCTGTATGTGGTCGAGTTCGGTGCGTCGGTCACTTCGTCGGTATATGTCCATGCGATGCATGCGACGCCGACGGCGAGCCAGAGCAGCAAGATTTTCCAGAGGGGCATTGGCTTGGTCATGCGCACCTCAAATGCCGAATGCAGGGGCGACCGCGCTGGCGATCAAGTAGAGCAGGGCGAGCGCGACGAGCCGGTGCCAGTCACGCACATGCACTGCACACGATTTCGGACACGAGAGTTCACTGCGGTGGAACAGGGTGATACGCATCAGGGCCTCGTCTGTCGTTTGCAGCGGCAATGCTGCGACGAGACGGACTTTAGCGAAACGCGAAACGCTTGTCTATAGCGAAACGCGAAAGCTTGCGCTAAATTTGTAACGCCGAATGGCGACGAGCGACGTCAGGTAGCAGGGCCAGCGGAATGAGCTCGTACGGCCGGAGGCAACCCGACAAGACTGACAGTTGTTGAAAGCAATCTGTTTTTTTGATTAAATTACTGTACATCCATACAGTATTGCGGTGCTAATGAGGGTGGGGCTGTTGATGAAAGAAGAACCGATTAAACGCTTACGATGCAAGCCGGGGGACGTCGCGAGGGTTGTATGGTCACCCAACGAGGCCCTTATCGGGCGCATCGTTGAGGTGGTCCAGATACATTTCGACGGGAGGTGGGAGTGCGAGCTTGCGGGGCCGCCGGTGATAGGTTTGGCCGACGATGGCGACGGTTTGATTTTGACTCGTGACTGGTTGTTTTCGGACTATTGTCTTGAGCCATGGCCCGGCCACAAGCACACGGCGTTACCCGCCCTTGCCGAATCGCTTGCTGCTTGAAGGGAAAGTGGTGGGTTGTGTTGGCGATTGCGTTAAGAGCCACCCGATAAACGATTCGACCTGTGCGCGTTGGTTGGGGTTGAGCTCATTCCAGCCGGCGGGAGGGGCGGCTGGAGAATTCGCAGACGCGTCGACCGAGTGGTCGGTGTCCATCCAACCGACTGGTTTGCCAATGTTCTGTTCGATTTTGCGTGCCGTCACTGCACGCATGCCGCGAGCTCGGCCCGTCTTCGAATCCTTGGCGCCGTCTCGCAGGTTGGTAAATTGCGAGTGAGACATCCCGATGGCGGCAGCAGCAGCAGCCGGCCCACCATGCTCAGATTCGATGATCTTGAGGTTGTCGCGACGTATTTGGTCGATGTCCTTCATGTCTGCAATTCAATAGCAAAACGCTAAAGCCGTATATGCGCGAAACGCTATAGACAAGTCTTTTGCGTTTCGCTAAAGTTGCGGCATGGACCTCAGAACCTATCTCGACGCCGAGCGCGGTCGACTCGTGAAACTGGCCGCTGCTATCGGCGCTCATGCGTCAGACCTCAGCGCATGGGCAAACAAAAAAAGGCCCGTGCCGATTCCTTTTGGTTGGCCGATTGAGCGAGAAACGGATGGCCAGGTTCGGAGAGTTGATCTCTTCTCCGCGGACGTGATCCCTGATATCTGGCCGGAGCTCGCCCAACGAAAGGAGACCGCATGACGCGTCCCCGCTCGCGTTGGCCCGTTCTCCCAATACTGCTGATCCAGCATCGCAGCCCGATTGCGCGGCTCGCGTATCGACACAATTTTCGATGGGTCGATCGGCTTCAGGAAGAGTATATGCGCCGCTTAATCCGCGCCGGCACCGAACCCGATTTAGTTCTCGGCCCGGATGGGCGCGTCATTCCCCGTCGTCGATCGGCATCAATCCCGCCTTCTTTGCTTGCTTTTCCAGATCGTCGTAATCGAGTTCGATCATCCGACGACATTCCGGGCACCAGACCGGCGGATCTAAGCGGCCGTTGAGGGCGCGTTCGATCGTCTCCTTACGCACGTACCCGCAAAAATTGCAGCGGAAATCGTAGGGATGGTTTGAATCCATAAATCCGGCTCCGTTGATCGGGTGACTGAATGTTATGCGATCCGTAGTTTGGTTAACAGCATGAAAAACGGTGAAATTCAAGGGTAAAAATGGCTCACCATTACAGCGATTCCGAATGGACCGATGTGCTTTACAAATCGGTCTCGAAAACCCCGGGGAAGGTCGGCGACGCGGCACGCTATTTGAGCGAGCGACGCGGGATTCACATCACCGGGGAATCCTTGCGGCTCAAGTTGCGTGAAGTCGAGGGTGCACGCATCACGGGCGAGATGTTCGAAATGTTGATCGAGTGGATGCAGGAAAAGAATCAGCCCCATGCGCTCGACGCACTGCACGCACTGAATGCACGATTCGGCTTGGTCGCCGGCGCGCCGATCCAGCGCGAAACCACCACGGAAATTTCGGCGCTTGTGTCCGCCGCCCTGGTGGTCAGCAGCTACGCCGGTCGATTCGCCGAGGAAATTCACAAGGCCGTCGATGACGGCGTGATCGAGCACCACGAGGTGGAGGCGATTGAGCGCGCCGCGCGCGAAAGCCAGCGTCAAATCGAGGTCGCCGTGTGCACTGCCCGCGCCTTGGCCGTTAATCCGCGCTAACGCGCTTCCGAAGAATTTGGGGAAACAATGGGCGCCAGCCATGAGGCTGAGGCGCGCGGGGTAATTGCGTCCGTAGAATCCGAGCAGGCAGTGCTAGGCGCACTCATGCTCGACAACGGCGCATACGACCTGATCGCGGCGGAGCTGTCCGCGGACGATTTCACGGTCGGCGATCATCGCGCGATCTTCACAGCAATTCAACATCTAATCGTCAGCTCGCGCCCTGCTGATGTACTGACCGTATTCGAGCAGCTGCGCGCGACACATGCGAAGGTTTCGGAGTCGCTCCGATACCTCAACGACCTCGTCAATTCGACGCCGAGCTCGGCAAATCTGAGTCGATACGCGGACATCGTTCGGTCGCGCTCGCAGCTGCGCGGCGCGGTGCGCGCGGCTCGTGCCGTGATCGATCAATGTCACAACACGAATGGGCGCGAAGCAACCGAGATCATCGATTCGGCGCAGGCGGCCTTTCTGCGGCTGTCGTATCGCGGCCAGCGCGCGGCAGATAGCTTCCGGCCAATGCAGCCAGCGTTGACGCGCGTAGTCGAGCGCATCGACGAGCTGTTCCACCGCGAGGACCGCGGCGGAATCACCGGAACGCCGACCGGATTTGTCGACTTAGACGCGCGACTCGACGGCATGCATGGCGGTGAGCTAATTATCGTCGGCGGACGACCGTCGATGGGGAAGACCTCGCTCGCAATGAATATTGCAGAGCATGTCGCAATCGTGTCGAGATTGCCCGTCGGCGTCTTGTCGCTGGAAATGCCGACCGAACAGTTGACCATGCGCATGCTGGCGTCGACGTCGCGTATCAGCCAAAACAGGCTGCGAACCGGTCGCCTCGAAGATGATGATTGGCCGCGCTTGACGCGCGGCGTCGAGCTTATGGCCGACGCGCCCGTGCATATTCTCGATAGTTCCGCCATCACCCCATCGAAATTCAAGTCCGAGTTGCGGCGCTTGTATCGCGAATGCGGCAGGCTCGGGCTGATTGTTGTCGATTACCTGCAGCTGATGTCGGGCAACGGCGGCGGATCCGAAATGCGCGCCACCGAGGTCGCCGAAATATCGCGTGCCCTCAAACAAATCGCGAAAGAACTCGACGTTCCGATCATTGCACTGTCGCAGCTTAACCGAGGGCTCGAGAATCGCCCAAACAAGCGGCCCGTCATGTCGGACCTGCGAGAGTCGGGTGCGATCGAGCAGGACGCTGACGTGATCCTCTTTATCTACCGCGATGAGGTCTATAACCCCGACAGCGCGGATCGCGGCACGGCCGAAATCATCATTGCGAAGCAGCGAAACGGGCCGATCGGCACCGTGCGGCTCGCATTCCAGAATGCAACGACTCGGTTCGAGAATTTCGCCGAGCCGACATCAAGTTACTGACCTGTATGAAAACCGTTTCTCCTTTTTACTCCTGGCGCCGCGCGATGATGTCCAGCGCGCTGCCGTCGACGACGAAGCTCGTGCTGTTCGTCGTGGCGGAATATTCAAACGGGATGGACGGCATGTGCTGGCCGTCACTCGAAACCATTGCGGAGAAAGCGACACTGTCGATTCGAGCGGTGACGAAGCATCTTGGCATCGCCGTGAAGTTCGGATGGCTGACTAGTTGGCGTTCACGCCGGCCGGATCGGAAGTGGGCGCATGCGCACTATCGGCTGTCAATTCCGGATGACGTTGCGCTCCAACAGCGCGATGCGATCGATCTCGATCTTGCTGCAGCCGATGACGAGCTGGCGGTCGGAGAACCGGAACGTGGTGCCGGGTCTGCTCAAACAGTGGGCAAATCGGCACCACGTGCCAGTAAGTCCGGTGAATCACTGGCACGTGGTGCCAGTAACTCCGCTGCGGTGCCGGAACGTGGTGGAAGTGAAGGCACTCACGGGCCGGAATCCAACGATCCGGTAGAGAGTTCCTGGCACCACGTTCCAACTAACTACCCAGTAAACGGAAATATGAGTAAACCCTCTTTCTATCAAACCACGGTGGTTAGCACAGGCAGCGGCGAACAGAGGGAAAAACCGTGTGACGAAGATTTTTCGTTTGCTCGGTGGATGCTCGACAAGCTTCGCGCTGACGATCCAGGATTTCCTGCTCCGAGCCTCGAGAAGTGGGAGGCCGACGTCGCGGCGATGATTCGAGACGACGGCCGATCCGTCGATGCTATGGCGAAACTGGTGGGTTACGCGATGCGCGACAAGTTCTGGAAACGGGTCATCACGTCACCTGCACGCCTGCGAAAGAACTGGGACGAATTGCGGCGCCGGCGCAACGCGGCGCTCGAATCAAAGACCACAGCATCTGTGCCGGCCGCTGTCGCGAGTCACGCACCTTCCGGTGTTGGCGATCGCCAGTGTGCGCACGTCGAAGCCGGCTGCCGCTGCACGAATTCAGCAACAACTCTCATCGGTGCCGGCGCGTCGCGGCACGGCTATTGCCGAAAGCACATCGGCTTTTACGAAGAATGACGGGGAAACTATGACGATCGAAAAACGACTCCAAAATTGGGCGCGCGCGTACAGCTACGGCGAAGGGCATTCCGACGGAACGGTGGCAAGCATCTATTTCCCGAATTCCGCGGGGAAGACCGTGGCGAGCGACGTGGACGTTGCGGACGCCGAACTGGTTGAAAAGGCGTGGCGTCGGTTGATGCCGCTCGACAAGCAGCTGCTTCGCATGCACTACATGTGGAACGCGCGGCCCGCCATGATATGCCGGCGGTTGGGTATCAAGATGCGCCCGCACTCGGTGTTCGATTTCGCGCTGTCGCACGCGCGCAAGGCAATCGAACAACAACTAAGCGAGTCGGTCCGTCAGCACGTGCGGATCGCCGACGTCATTGCGCGAATGCAGAATGATGTTGCGAATTCGAAATAGCTGATCTACACTTCGATCCACAATTTGATCCGGCGAAAGCTGAGTAGAGTTCGGGCACTCCCCGGGCTCTCTGGTGCCCGGAAGAATCGCAAAGCCTCGATCGCGAAAGCGTCGGGGCTTTTTGCATTGGAGTTCGTGATGCCGAAGAAGGCGCCGACGCAATGTCGGCATTACGGATGCGGCCGACTGGTCGCGACGCCGGGCTACTGCGCCGAGCATGCGCACGAGGCGATCGGTTGGCAGTCGGATCGATTGCGTGGGTCGCGTCACGAACGCGGATACGGAACCGCGTGGACTAAGCTGCGGCGCGAAGCGCTCGCTCGCGACAACGGGCTCTGCGTGCCGTGCAGAAAGAAAGGCCGAATCGCGCGTGCAGTCGCAGTCGATCACATCGTATCGAAGGCCGACGGCGGTGGCGACGAGCTGACGAATCTGCAGTCGATCTGCAAGCCGTGTCACGACGCGAAGACTGCGACCGAAGCCGCACGCGGCCGCGGTCGCCGCTTACCCGGCCCGGCCCGCCGCCCCTGACCACGGGGGGGTACTTTTAATTTTTCGGACCCTTGCCTGGGACCGAACGTTCAGCCGCATTTTTTCGCGGACCATTTTTGGAAGAGGGGGGGGGTAAGAAAGCCGCCCCATAGAGCCGATCGCGCAACGCGAGATGAGTTTTTCGCCGGCTCGCTTACGGGAAGCCTCACATGAGTCGGAATCAACCGTTTGCCGACGTCGGCGGTGCCGACGAGTCGCGCGCGTCGGGCGGCGGCGTTGGAAAGGCGATCGAATCGCCGCCGCCGCCGCCCGGGGTGCACTTCGAATCGTCGCACCGGAAGGTGTGGGACTACCTGTGCCACGCGCTGCGTGCCGAGGGTGTGCCGCACCGGACGGCCGGTGTTGCGCTCGCTATCGTCTGCGTCGACTTTGTTCGATGGGTGAAGGTCGAGTTGCAGCTGCGCGATTTCGAGAAGGTCAATCACGGGTCGTTCATGGTGCAGACGCCGAACGGTCATACGCAGCCGCATCAACTCTACTACGCGGCGAAGTCGCTGAAAGAGGGGCTGCTCAAGTGTTTGCCGGAAGCCTGCCTGACGACGCCCTCGATGCTGATCGCGAAGTCGAAGATGGACGACTCGGACCAACAGGACGACCTGTTCGACGAGCTGCTGAATCACGCGCGCTCGAGGCCGACGAGCTTGCCCGCCTGACGCCAGCCATTCGGCATCGATGGGATGTCGACTACGGCCTGCCGGTGTTGCGAGGCGAGATCGTCGTCGGCGAGTTCGTGTTCCTTGCGGTCAAGCGCCACTACGTCGATCTGATCGACGGCCCGGCGCGCGGCATTGTGTTCAGTGCAGGGCACGCGCATCACGTCATCGACTACATCGAGCGGCAGTTCCTTCACATCAAGGGCGCGCTCGCTGGCCGGGCGTTGGTGCTCGATCCGTGGCAGCGATTCTGGACGGCAGTGATGTACGGTTGGCGCCGCGTCGATTCCGGGCTGCGGCGCTTTCGCACCGGGTACGAAGAAGTCGCACGCAAAAACGGCAAGTCGACGTGGAAGGCAGGACAAGGCGATTACCTGTTCCTGATGGACGGCGAGCAGGGTGCGGAGGTGTACACGATCGCGACGACGCGCGAACAGGCTATGAGCGTGTTCAAGCCGGCGCTCGACAACTACCGTCGTAGGTGTCGGCGATCGAAACGGCTGGCTCGATCGATCAAGGTGTACGACGGGACGAACCAAGAGCGAATCGTGATCGGTAGCAGCGTGTTCAAGCCGCTGCCGGCGAACGCGGAATCGCTCGACGGCTTGAACCCGTCGGTTTGTATGGTGGACGAGCTGCACGCGCACAAGACGCGCGAGGTGTGGGACGTGATGGAGTCAGCGCTCGGTGCGCGACTCCAGCCTTTAATCTCCGCCATCACGACTGCCGGCTACATCCTCGACGGGATCTGCACGGAAATTCGCGGCTATCTCGTCATGATCCTGCGTGGTGACAAGATCGACGACAGCTTCTTCGGCTACATCTATACGCTCGACGACGACGACGATCCGTTCGACCCGGCAGTTTGGATCAAGGCGAATCCGAGTCTCGGCAGCGCGAAAACTGTCGAGTACATGCACGCGCAAGCGGCGAAGGCTGCCGAGCTGCCGAGCGCGAAGGCGAATTTTCTAACCAAGGATCTGAACGTCTGGGTCAATGGCGCTCTGAGTTGGTTCGACATCGCCGTATGGGACGCATGCGGCGCGCCGTTCGATCGGAAATCGCTGGCCGGGCGCAAGTGCTTCGGCGGCTTGGACCTGGCCAGTACGCAGGATTTGTGCGCTTTCGTGCTCACGTTCCCGCCGTACGGCGATGACGGAGAAATCGACCCAGCCGGCGAATGGTTCTATGTCTTCTTCATTTTCGCACCAGAGGCGAAGGTGAACACTCAGGAGGCCAGCGACGCCGCGCCGTACAAGAAATGGGCGGAGCAAGGGTGGTTGATCGTGACGCCGGGCGCGGTCACGGACTACACGGTCATTCGCGACACGATCAAGGCCGCCTGCAAGCTCTTCGACGTGCAGGACATCGCGTTCGACCCATGGAACGCAACGCAGATCGTCAACGAGCTGCTCGAGGACGAGATTCCTATGGTCCAGGTCGCGCAAAACATGGCGGGCCTGTCACCCGGGGCGAAGCAACTGGAGCGCCTGGTTTATGGCGGCCGCATGCGTCATGGGGGGAACCCCGTCGCGCGATGGTGCGCAAGCAACGTTACGTTGCTGCTCGATTCGAACGAAAACATCCGGCCGGACAAGAAGAAGTCGCGGCCGAACGGGCGCATCGATCCAATCGTCGCGGCTTGTATGGCGACCACGCGTGCGGTTACGTATCTGCCTGAAGCGGACCCGGAAATCTACATCCTATGACGAACGCAACGCACAGTGCGCCGCGCGCTAATGCAAGCGGCTCGCGAATCTTGAACCAGTGGAACGCCGAGCGCCAAGCGGCAAAGGTGAATTCTGCCGCGGTGTCGACGAGCCAAATCGTTCCCGGCACTGACGCATATGACTGGATGACGGGCTTGCAAACGCCAGGGCGGGCGGTGAGCGAGCGTGGTGCGATGAGCATCGCGACCGTCTATTCCTGCGTGGCACTGATTGGCGGTGCCGTCGCTTCGACACCGCTGGTCGAGTACGAGCGCGGCCCGAACGGCGTGCTGCCGGTGGAATCGGAATATTGGGAGCTGCTTAACGAAGAGCTGCACCCGCGGTGGCCGGCTGCGGTGGGGTGGGAATTCGGCATGACGGGCCTGCTCCTGCATGGCGATCTCTTTTCGCGCATCCACCGCGTTACGCGGTGGTCATCGCGAATTGAGTCGGTCGAGCCCTTGCATCCACTTTCGGTGTGGGTTGATCTCGTCGACAGTCGTCTCGTGTACACGTATCTCGATCCGGCTACCAACGTCGTGATGACGGTCGATCAGGACGACATGATCCACGTTCCTGGCCCGGGCTTCGATGGTCGCCGCGGACTCTCGCAAATCCGCAGCGTGCTTCGCATGCCGGTGAACGTTGCCTCGTCCGCTGGCCAGTTGGTCGACACGATGCTGTCGGACAACTTGCGTCCCGACCTCGTGATCAAGTCGGAGGGCAAATTGACCGAGGATCAGGTCGCGTTGCTGCGTAAGCAGTGGATACAGCGATACAGCGGATTGCACAACAGTTCGGCGCCGGTCGTGCTCGGCGGCGGAATGGACATCAAGCAAATTTCGATGTCGGCGGCAGACGTGAAGCTGATCGAAAACCGGAAGCTGACGGATGACGACGTGTGCTCGGTGTTCGGAGTCATGCCCCACATGGTCGGCCGTAGCGACAAGGGTACGACGATCGGCACGACTGCCGAGCAGCTTGCGAAGCACTTCGTGAAATACACGCTGGGTCGGCACCTCACGAAGATTGCACAGGAAGTCGGCCGGAAGGTGGTTCGAAAACCGAAGCGTTCAATTCAGCACGACGCCGACGCACTCGATCTCGGCGACATGAAATCGCGGTTTGAGGCATTCCGCATCGCGCTCGGCCGCGCAGGCGAGCCGGGGTGGATGTCGCAGAACGACGTGCGGCGCCGTTTCAACATGCCGCCGGTGCCGGACGGCAACACTCTAAATTCAGGGACCAAAGATGCGACGAAACCGAATCCTCCAGCTGCTGAATGACAACCGCGCCGCGCCGCGGGCTTTCAGCGTGAAGGCGAGCGACGACGGCACAGTTGCGACTGTCTACCTTTACGACGTGATTGTGACCGACGATTGGTGGGGAGGCGTCTCCGCGCAGTCGTTCGTGCAGGCGCTCGCCGGGATCACGGCCGACACGATCCACCTTCGGATCAACAGCCCGGGCGGCGACGTGTTTGCCGCACGTGCGATGGAGACGGCAATTCGTGGTCATTCAGCGCGGGTGATTGCGCACGTCGACGGCGTTGCCGCGAGCGCGGCCAGCTTCGTGATGCTGGCCGCCGATGAGGTCGAAATCACGGACGGTGCGTTCGTGATGATCCATAACGCGTGGACGTTCGCGATGGGAAATGCGGACGATCTGCGTGAATCGGCGAAGCTGCTCGACGCTGTCGATGCTTCCCTGGTTCGAACCTACGCGAAGGAGACGGGGCAAAGTGAGGACGATATTTCCGCATGGATGGCTGCCGAAACGTGGATGTCATCCGACGAGGCCGTGCAACGCGGCTTTGCTGATCGACTCGCGGGCGCTAGCGTGGATGCACAAGCGTCCGCGTGGAATCTCTCGGCGTATGAGCGCGCGCCGAACGCGGCGCATGCGCAGACGGCGCCGCGTGGCCCTGCAGCATTCGCCCCGCCGGAGTCGCTGCCCGAGTCGCCGCCGGAGCCGAAGCCGGTTCCGCAGACGCCTGCAGCAGCAGATATGGATGCACTGAGGCGCCGGCTGGAGCTTGCACAACGTTCGTGACGCGTTCCCGCGTCGATTCATAGGGCTGCCTTCGGGTGGCCCTTTCTTTTTCTGTCGATGGAGACTGTATGGCTATTGCTATTCAAGCACTGCGGGAGCGTCGCGACGCACTCGCGAAAAATCTGAACGCGTTGCTCGAAAACAACCAGGGCGACAAGTGGGGCGCCGACCAGCAAAAGGCGTACGACGAAGGGCTCGCCGAAATGGATCGGGTGGGCGCCGAGATCAAGCGTCACGAAGGGTTGATGAACCGGCTCGCCGAGGAAGCGCTCGCCGGCAATCCGGAGGGATTGATCAACGCGCACGTGAAGACGCCGGGCGCGCACGAAGGTGAATCGAAAGCGATCCGCACGTTCCTCCGTCGCGGCGTGCTGGCTCTGACCGACGAGGACCGCGCGCGCATGCTCGCGCGGCAGACACCGGAAATCCAGAACGCCATGTCGACCGGCGACCCGGCTGCCGGCGGCTATACCGTCGCGCCGGAGTTCTATCGCCGACTGTCGGAGGCGCTCAAGGCATTCGGCGGCCTTCGCCAGATCGCTACCGTACTGTCGACCGGGACCGGCGCGTCGATGACGTTCCCGGGTACGGACGCGACGACGGAAGAGGGCGAAATCGTCGAAGAAAACGGGGAAACGAGCGACAGCGACACGAAGTTCGTCGCGAAGTCGCTCGAAGCGTTCCGCTACTCGTCGAAGTCGATCGCGCTTTCGATGGAGCTGCTGCAGGACAGCATGTTCGACCTCGAAAGCTACATCATCCGTCTGCTGTCGACGCGCGTCGGCCGGATCACCGCGCGGCATTTCGCGAAGGGCACCGGCAACAAGCAGCCGGTCGGACTGCTGACGGCGGTCGGCACGGGCGTTACCGTGGCGTCGCCGAACCTGATCACCTACGACGACCTGATCGACCTCGAGCACAGCGTCGATCCGGCATATCGCGTGCGTCCGAGTTGCGGCTATGCGATGCACGATCAGATGCTGAAGGTCGTTCGCAAGATCAAGGACGAACAGAAGCGACCGATCTTCGTGCCGGGCTACGAGCAGGGCAACCCGGGCGGTGCACCGGATCGCCTGCTCGGCCGGCCCGTAACGATCGTGCAGGAATACGACGTGCCAGAGGCGGGCGCCAAGCCGCTGACGTTCGGTGACCATTCCGAATACATCGTGCGTGAAGTGATGGATCTCACGATGTTCCGCATGACGGACTCGCGCTACACGCTCAAGGGTCAGGTCGGCTTCGTCGGCTTCAACCGCCAGGGCGGCAACCTGATCGACATCGGCGGTGCGGTGAAGGCGCTGAAGATGGGCGAGGCCGCGGCGCCGCAGGGCTGATGAACAGGCCGCCACGTCGTGGCGGCCGCACATTCGACGTGAGGAATACATGGCCGACCAGTTGGCATATCCGCTGCGCGTCGCGGCGGGCCGCGTTGACGTCATGACGCGGCCCGCTGAGGAAGCGATCACGCTCGACCTCGCGCGCGAGCACTGCCGGATCGATGGCGACGACGAGGATGTTCTGCTGAAGGGAAATATCGTTGCTGCGCGAGAGGCCCTCGAGACCGCGCTGTCTCGCCCGCTGCTCCCGCAGGAGTGCCGCGTGCGAGTTGACTCATTTCCATGGGATCGCATTCTCCTGTGGAACGACGTGATCGAGATCACCGACGTGTCATACACGAACGAGTCTGGCGCTCGGCAGACCTTGCCGCCGGCAGCGTACCGCGTTATGGACCGCGCGTATCTCGTGTCCCGAAAATCGTTCCCGTACGGCGAAGATGTCGAGGTGCGGTTTCGTTGCGGCGCATTCGAGACGCCGGACACCGTGCCCGAATCGCTTGTCGCTTGGATGCTGCTGCAACTTGGCACGCTGTCCGCGCACCGTGAATCGGAGTTGGACGGCACGGTCAGTTCGCTTAGCGAGGATTTCACGAACCGACTCATCGCGCGTCACGCGATCGTCAGTATTTAGCGAGGGCGTATGCGTGCGGGAAAACGGAACGAGAGAATCGTAATCGAGCGACGAAGCGGTGCAGTCAATGAGAACGACGAGCCTCTGCCGGATGCATGGATCGAGCATTCGAAGCCGTGGGCAGACGTGTTGTTTATCAGCGGGAAAGAGCATGTCGTTTCAGGTGCTGTCCGCGGGGCAGCGGTTGCCAGTATGCGCATCCGCTACCGGGCTGGTATCGACGAGCAGATGCGTGTGCGGTACGACGGCAGGTTGTACGACATTACGGCGGTCCTGCCGTCGCGCAAGCGCGGATATCTCGACCTGTCGGTGAGGGTGGGGGAGAAATATGTCTAGCGTGCAGATTCTGGGGCTGGCCGACCTGCGGGCGGATTTCGAGAAGCTGGCGAAAGCGCAGTCGACGAAGGCGCTCAGGCGTGCGACCGTGGCCGGGGCGAAGGTGATCCGAGATGAGGCGCGTGCCCGCGCACCGAAGAAGACCGGAAAGCTGCGGCGAAACATCGTGTCTGCCGCGCTGCGGCAGAAAGATGCGCCCGGTATCGCGACGGCGGGAGTGCGCGTGCGGACGAAGGGCAAGGGCGATTCGCCCAGTAACGCGTTCTACTGGCGCTTCGTCGAGCTCGGCACGCAGCATGTACGGGCACAACCGTTCGTGCGCCCGGCGTTCGACGCCGCGATCGGTCAGGCCGAGGGTGCAATTCGCACCGAGATCGCGCGCGCGATCGATGCAGTGATCGGGGGTGGCCGGTGAGCGCCCTGGTTATCCGCAACGCGATCGGCACGGTTGGAACCGCGAAGGGCTATGTCAGCGCCGCCGCAGCAGCCGCGAAATCGCCGTACTACGTGGTATCGCGCGTGAGCGGCGCGCGCGACATGGCGATTGGCGGGGCGACCGGTGGTAAATCGGGCGTGTTCCAGGTCGACGTCTACGCCAGCACGTATACGGATGCCGACGCGCTCGCGGACAAGGTGATCGATCGCGCGTACGCGGCCGAGCAGTTTTCTGTCGGCGGGGTGAACGACCTGCCCGACGACTATTCGAGCGATTCCGGTGATTTTCGGGTGAGCCTCGAAATATCCGTTGAATTCTGACGGAATCCGCTGTGTGTACGGCCCGCCTCGAGCGGGCCTTTCTTTTTGTGAGGGGCTTATGGCCGAGAAGAGCAAGCGCATCAAGGCGCAAGGTACGAAGGTCGAGATCTCGAAAACGTCGTCGTCGAACCTCGACGACGACACGCTCGTTTTCGTCGATCTCAACACGACGAGCAAGACGATCAACTGGCAAGGTGGGCAATCGTCGGAAATCGACGCGACGACGCTCGCCAGCGACGAAAAGGAATCCGAGCTCGGTCTGCCCGATCCGGGCGAGTTTTCGGTCGACGGCAACTATTCGTCGGACGACGCCGGTCAGGTGATCCTGCGCGCTGCGCGCGGCACCGGCGACAAGTACGTGTTCCGCGTGACGTTTCGCGACAAGTCGCAATTCCTGTTCATCGGCATGGTGCGCCAGTACACCTGGTCCGCCGGCGTCGACGGCATCGTGACGTCGACCTATAGCGTCCGTGTCAGTGGCGCGCCGAAGGAAGTGCCGCCGCCGGCCGTACCGGCGGGTTAATCGATCTGAAAACGTAAGGAAAGAGTGATGACGAAAACTCCGACGGTCGCTGGCGCGCTGCGCGCCGCGATTCTCAACCCGTTGACCGGCTGGCGGCACAAGTTTGTGCCGATGCCGGAATGGGGTGACGTGACGGTTGCGGTGCGCGAGCCGTTGCTCGAAGACCGCGCATTCTGGCTCGAGCCGCTGCGCGTCGCTGCCTGCGTGGAGCCGGGCGATGACGAGGAAACGGCCCGCGCCAAGTATGCGCGTGTCCGCCCGGACGAGCACGTGCTCGCCTCGGCGCGTCTCTTCGTTCGCGTGCTCTATGTCGAAACGGCGGCTGGCTGGCGGCGCGAATTCGAGGACGGAGACGCACGGGAGGTGGCGTCGGCATTCGGATCCGCGCACGAACGTATCGTCAACACGGCGCTCGAGCTCGGCAACATGAAAGCCGACGCGGAGGACGATGCAAAAAAAGCCTCCGCCGAAACCCCGATCTCCGGCTCGAACTGACGCTGGCATTGCGGCTCGGCAGGACGCTTGCCGAGCTGCGCGCGGACATGTCGACCGCGGAGTTTGCTTTGTGGCAGGCGTTCGATGCCGAGTCACCGATCGCCGATGATCGTTACGACCTTCATGCCGCGATGGTCGCGTCGGCCGTGTTCCAGGCGCAAGGTGCGAAGGTCAAGGTGGCCGACATGATGCCGAACTGGTCGGGGGAATCGGCGGAGGCTCAGGAGGTCGCCGACGATCCTTTCTTCGCGGGCCTAATGAGATTGGTAAAGTAGGCGGATAGGAAATATGGGAACGAGTCTCCGCGAGCTGATCGTCAGCGTTACCGCGAATACGACCCAGTACGATCGACGCATGCAGCAGCTTGGGTCGACGGCCAGCGGCTATTTCAACGCGGTCCGGGATGGGGGCCGGGCCGCTGATGCGGCGTTCGCGTCTAACGCGTCGAGCGTGCAGGTGACGGTGCGAGCGATCGAGGCCGCACGCGGATCGCTGACGGCATATGCGCAGGCTGCTTCCGCAGCATTCGGCGTGCACCAGCTGATCGAGTATGCCGACGAATGGACGAACCTGAGCAACCGGCTCAAGATCGTTACGCGGGATCAGATCGATTTCGCCATTGCGCAAGGCGACGTGCTGCGGATCGCACAGTCGACACGTCAGCCGCTCGACGCGACGGCCGAGCTGTATCAGCGGATCGCGAACAACACATCGCACCTCGGCCTGTCGATTAAGCAGGTCGGCCCGCTGGTCGAAACAATCAGCAAGGCGGTTGCGCTGTCGGGCGTGTCTGCCGACACGGCGCGCCTCGGTATCGTGCAGTTGGGGCAGGCGTTCGCGTCCGGCCAGCTGCGCGGGCAGGATCTAAAGAGCGTGCTCGAGGAACTGCCGGGCGTTGCCGACGCGATTGCGCGCGGGATGGGCAAGGGCACGTCCGAGCTGAAGGCGCTGGCTGAGGACGGCAAGCTGACCGTCGAGAGCCTGATCGACGCGCTGAAGAATGCCGGATCGAGCACCGACGCGCTGTTCGCTAAGGTCGACATGACCGTCGGGCAGGCGATGACGCGCCTGCAAACCGAGATCATCGCGTATGTCGGACGCGCGAACGACGCGACGGGCGCGAGCGCCAAGCTCGCCCAGAGCGTGGTCTACGTTGCCGATCACCTCGACGAGATTGTCGCGATTAGCGCGTCGCTCGCGGCCGGTCGGCTTGGCGTGTATTTTGCGCAGACCACGGTGGCCGTCAGCAAGTCGGCCATCGCGTGGAATGCGGAGCGGCAGGCGCTGCTCGCGAAGGCGCAGGCGGAAAACGCTGCTGCGCTCGTGACGATCACGAAGGCGCAGAGCGACCGCGACGCCGCGGCAGCGAAGCTGCAGAACGCGCAGGCGGCAGAGGTCGCCGCTGCGGCCGAACTGGCCGGCATGCGTGCGATGCGCGAAAGCCTCGCGATGCAGTCAGCGCTGACGGCCGGTTCGATCCAGTACACGCAGGCGAAGCTCGCCGAGGCGCGTGCGATCGAGGCGAGCGCCGTAGCGCAGGTCGCGACAGCGCGCTCGAATCTGGCGAACAGCCAGGAGATCGGCACGCGGATCGCCGGCACGCCGTACGCGGCGTTGATCGCGCGCGAGACTGCAGCTGCACAGGGCGAACTCGAGCGGGCCGAGGCATCGCTCGCGCTGGCGCAGCAGCGCCGCGTGGCACTGGAGGCTGCAGCGGCAAAGGGTACGGTCGACCAGACACGCTACGCGGCGGCCCTGGCCGAAACCGAGAAGGGGCTTGCGGTCGCCGAACGCGAGGTCGCATCGGCGACGCAGGCCCGCGAGCGGGCCGAGCGCGGGGCGACGGCCGCGACGGCGGGCCTCACTGCAGCGACCGAGCGTGCGGTGGTGGCGCAGACTGCGGCCGCGCGCGCCGGCTCGCTGATGCGCACAGTGGGGTCCGGCCTGCTGTCGGTGATGGGCGGCCTGCCCGGCATCATCGCGACGGTTGGCACGGTGGCGCTCGGCGCTGCGGTGAACTGGCTGGTATTCCGCGATCACGCGAGCAGCGCGACATCGAGCCTGATCGACATGCAGGCGCCGCTCGACCAGATCATCGAGAAGTATCGGCAGCTGTCGCCGTTGCTGCAGGAGGTCGAGCGCAATCGGGCGAAGCAGGCGCAGGCGTCGGCGCGCAGCGACGTATTGGACGCGTACGCGGGCCTCGCGGTGCGCGCATCGCAGAGCGTTATCGTCCCGGGCATCGGCGATAGCGCGCCGATCATCACGGACGAGAATCAGGTTGCGCTCGATCGGTTCATCGAAGGGCTGAACCGGATCAAGACCGAAAATCTCGGCGTCGACGAGAAGTCACGCGAGCTGGCGGAGCTGGTCGGCGTGTTCGTCGATGCGACGAAGGGCGGTGACGACCTTCGCGCCGAGCTGGTGCAGGCCGCGTCGGCGATCGACACGGCCGGCGCCGCAGCTGACAAGGGTACGCGCACGCTCGCCGCGATGGATGCTGCTGCGCGCGGTGCGGCCGACGGCATTCGACTGCTGACTGAAGAAAACAATTTCTTCGCCGGCGGCATGGCGGCCGAGGCCTGGAACAAGTACGTCGAAAAGCTGAAAGAGGCCTCCGACGTCATCGGTATGACCGCGCAGCAGCGCGCCGAATACGAAGCAAAAACGAAGGGCGCGAACACTGCGGAGGCGCGGCAGGCAGGCTTGATCGCCGGGCGCGCGGACGCGTACAAATCGCTCGAGAAAGCGATCCAGGACAAGGACGCTAAGGCCGAGGCCGGCGCGCGGCGGAACATCGACAATCTGACGCGCGAGCTCGCGCTGATGAATCAGCAGATGGTCGTCGCCGCGGCACTGGCGGAATTTCAGGCGGATCTCGTCAGCAAGAAATTCGAGAAATTCGGGTTCAACGCTGACGCTGCGCTCGCGGGCGCCGCTGCGCGCGGCAAAAAGGCGTTCGACGACACGGTGTCGGAATCGGCCGGCCAGGTCGCTCGCATCGGCGTCAACGCGCCGGCGCTCGCGCACAAAACCCGGGCCGGCGGGTCGCGTGCCGAGCCGGAAAGCCAGCGCATGCTCGACAACATCGCGCAGCGTATTGCGCAGCTGCGCGTCGAGGCGGTCGCAACCGACAAGCTCACGCAGTCGGAGAAGGACCGGATCGGGTTCGACCAGAAGCTGACCGACTTGGCCGCGAAGCGCACGAAGCTGACCGACGGCGACAAGAGCCTGATTCGTGACCAGGCTGCAATTCGCGCGGCATACGACCGCGCGGTGCAGCTGGAGAAAGAGGTTCGCTATCACGAAGCGATCAACAAGCTGAAGGAGCGCAGCGCGCAGATCGACGCGGAGCTGGCGGACTATGCGACCGAGCGGCAGCGCGAAGTCGCGCGCGAGCTTGCCGCGATGCCGATGGGCGACAACGCGCGCGAGCTCAACCAGGCGACGAGCCGCGTCGGCGACGAATTCCGGCGCCGGCGAGACGACTTCACGAAGGGCGCGCGGAAGGACGGCACGCTCGGCTCGCCGGAGTACCTGGCTGAGATCGACCGCATCAACCGGGCCGAGGCTGATCAGGTCGAGCGCGAACGTGGGTATGTCGAGCAGCGTCTCGCGGTGCAGCGCGACTGGCGCGTCGGCGGGAGCCGTGCAGTGGCGCTGTATCAGGAATCTGCGGAGAACGCGGCTGGTCGCGCGGAGGAAGCGTTTACGAGTTCGTTCCGCAGCATGGAGGACGCGCTCACCTCGTTCGTGTCGACCGGCAAGCTGGATTTTCGCGGGCTGGTCAACAGCATGATCATGGACCTTGCGCGCTTTGCCGCGCGTGCTGCGATGGCTCCGGTGTTCAGTGCGCTCGGGTCCGCGCTTGGGCTTGGCGCAGCCAGCGCGGGCGGATTCAGTTCTGCGTCATTGCTCGGTGGTGTGGCCGGCGGTCTGTCGGACATGGCAGGAGCGACCGGCGGTAACGCGTACGGCTTCCACCTTGCGACGGGCGGGCGGGTCACTGGGCCGGGCACGTCGACGAGCGACAGCATTCCGGCGTGGCTCTCCAACGAGGAATTCGTGGTGAAGGCCGCTGCGGTGCGCAAGCCTGGTGTGCTTCGACTGCTCGAGGCGATCAACAGCGGACAGGATCTCGGCTTCGCGAAGTTTGCGAACGGCGGTCTGGTCGGTGGTGGGGCAGCCGGCGGTGGCGCGCTCGGCGCACCGGGCGCGGGAGTCGAGCTGAATATTCCGGTGACGATCGAGGGCGGCACTGGCAACGCGGCGCAGATGATGGCGAGCGCGGAGTTCGTGAAGCTGCTAACGCAGATGTTGCGCGGATTGGTGGCGGCCGAGAGTCGTCAAGGCGGATCGCTCTGGAAAATGAAAAATGGGATGGGGTGATGACCGATACGTTTATTTGGTCACCGACGGTTGAAGGCTTTGGCGGCGATACGACGCTGCGTGTGCGCAAAGCCGCTTTCGGCGACGGGTATACGCAACGCGCGGCCGACGGCCTAAACAACCGGGTGCCGTCGTACAACCTTCGATTCGTAGGGAAAGCCGAGATGATTTCCGCAATTCTCGAGTTCCTTGATGTGCATGCCGGCGCCGTGTCGTTTTTCTGGACGCCGCCGCTTCGACCGCAGGGACGATTCGTGTGTGAGAAGTACACGGAGCCGGTAAAGAACGGCAACGTGTACACGATCACGGCGCAGTTTGAGCAGACGTTTTCGCCGTAAGGAATCTCATGGCAAAGCTTCAGAAAGTAATTCTCGGGACGCCGCCCAAGGGGAGCGACGGCGATCCCGTTCGCGTCGCTAATTCGAAGGCAAATGCGAACGTTGACGTGCTCGATCGGCAGTCGGCGCTCGTATCGGCTCCGATGATCACTGCATCACAGACGCTCGGCGAGGAGCATATTGGTCGAAGGGTCAGCATCAATATTGCTGCCGGCGGTACGATCAAGCTCCGCAAGGTATCCCAGTGCGAACCAGATTCGATCGTGTGGCTCGTCAACGTCGGGGTAAAGCGCGTGCTGTTAGCGCCCGGCGACGGTTCCGGCGATACAGTGTCAATATCGGGGCTAAATCCGGGCGAAGCGGTGGCTCTTGATGCGGACGGCGCTAGCACGTGGCGAGTACTGATGCGTGGTCGTACTAACAGCGACAACGAAGTGGTCAACGGAAACTGCACCGTTAACGGCAATGAGACGGTGGGGGGTACGTTGAGCGTGGCGGGGCTGGCTGTGTTTACATTGCGCCCCACGTTCGCAGGAAATACACCGTGGGATATTGGAAACTTAGCCCAGCCAGCCACTCTCAATACAAATCAAACATTTGCGGCGGCAAAGACGTTCGGTTCAACTGTAACTCTTGCACAGGCATCCAATGTCAGCCCATCGCTCGTGTTGAACGCTAACGGATATGCTCCATCTATTCGGAGCATTACAAACACGTTTTCTACAGATTTTGTTAATGGCGCGGGCAACGCGGTAAATTTTTCGGTATTCGATTCCGGGGCCGCTTACGCTCGCGCTTCATTCACAGTCGGCGATACTGGAAATGTAGACAAGATTACTATCAAAAACTTCGGCTCAAACCAGGGGGGCGGCCTGGTATTCATTCCAAGTTCAAGTGCCAATAACCCAGTTGTATTCGGGGCATTTGGTGGCGGTGTGTCTGGTTCTATTTCGGTTAGCGGTAGTACCACGGCTTACAACACCACTTCTGATTATCGCTTGAAAGCCAATTATTTCCCGATTTCGCGGGCGCGTGAATCCATCCGCAGGATTAAGTTCTATACTGGCGAGTTTGTGGGTGCGCCTGGCGTTCTCCACGATTATGTTATCGCACATGAGCTTCAAGAAGTAATACCTGAGGCGGTGACCGGGGAAAAGGACGCGATGGGGGCGTGGCATCCGGTATATCGTGATGGCTTTCTCCCGGTAACACAGAAGTGGGTTGATGTTGTCGTGGGATATGCCAGCGATGGTGAGCCGGAGATTAAAAAGCAGATCATCACGGTTCCAACTCCGGTTGAGCCGGGAGATGTGATTGATGTAGTTCAGGAAATCTCTCCGCAGGCAGTGGACTATTCGAAAATCGTTCCTCGCTTAGGTGCTGCCGTCCAGGAGCATGACGTGATCATTGAATCAATCTTGACTCGTCTCGAAAAACTGGAGTCGCTGTGATGATCGCGGCCGACATCCAGAGGCTTGATCCTGGCGCGCGGGTCGAAGTTTTCGAGGTCGATTGCACTGCAGTCGGTGGCGACATGCTGCGCTTTCACGGGCATCTTCAGTCGACGTCTATCTGGTGGCAGGGCAACGAGTACAAGCCGTGGCCGATTCAGGCTGCCGGCTTCGAGCGGACGTCGGACGCCAGGCAACCGGCACCAACGCTGACGGTGGGCGACATCAACGGCACGATTACGGCGCTGTGCGTTGCGCTCGACGACCTCGTGGGCGCGAAGGTGTTCCGTCGGCGCACGCTGGCGAAGTATCTCGACGCGGTGAATTTTCCCGACGGAAACCCGACCGCGGATCCGGATGAGCAATGGCCGGTCGAGCAGTGGCGCATCGAGCAGAAGAGCGACGAGCAGCCCGGCGTGCAGGTGGAGTTCACGCTGTCGTCGCCGCTCGACTTCGGCGGGCAGCAGGTGCCGGCGCGCCAGATCGTCGGGACGTGCCAGTGGCGCTATCGCGGGCCAGAGTGCGGATATGCCGGCGCGGCGTACTTCGACAAGAACGACACGCCGGTGAGCGATCCGGCGCTCGACCGCTGCAGCCAGAAAATCAGTGGGTGTGAATGCCGGTATGGCGTGAACAACCCGCTCCCGCACGGCGGTTTTTTGTGCGACACGCTCGCCTAGACCGTCGACTATCCCCTTTTCACGGACCCGCCAATCGGCGGGTTTTTTTATGGACGAACGAATCAAGCAGGCGATCGCGACACACGCGCTCGCCGAGTACCCCCGCGAGTGCTGCGGGTTCGTCGTCGGTACGGCTGCCGGCGATGTGTATGTGCCGGGCCACAACATCGCGGCGGCGCCCACCGAGCAATTCGCGCTTGCAGCCGAGGCTTATGCGGCCGCGGAGGACATGGGAGAGATTCTCGCGGTCGTCCATTCGCATCCGAACGGAACGGCTCAGCCGAGCATGGGGGACCGCGCGATGTGTGAGCGCGCAGGCATCCCGCAGTGGATGATCGTCTCGCTCGGCGTGCAGACCGACGGATTGATCGGCATCGACGACTGGTGCGAGTTCGGGCCGAGCGGGTACGTCGCGCCGCTGTACGGGCGGGAATACGTGCACGGCGTGCTCGACTGTTACTCGCTGGTTCGTGATTGGTATCTCGCCGAACGCGGAATCGTGCTGCCGGATTTCGAGCGCAAGGATGGGTGGTGGGCGGACGGATATTCGAACCTGTATATCGCGCACTACCAGGACGCGGGATTTCTCGATATGGGCCGCGACGCGCTGCTTGAGCCGGGCGATGTGCTGCTGATGCAGGTCCGGAGCAAAAACGGCGTGCCGAATCACTCAGGCGTGTATCTCGGTGACGGCATGTTCGCGCATCACATGTACGGGCGGCTGTCGTGCCGCGCGGTGTGGGGTTCTATGTGGCGGGATAGCTGCGCGACGGTGCTGCGGCACATCGGAGGTGCGAAGTGACGGAAATGTTGCGCGAGGTGAGGCTTTACGGGATTGCGGGCGCGCGATTCGGCCGCGTGCATCGCCTGGCCGTCTCGTCGACCGCGGAAGCCGTGCGCGCGCTGTCGGTGCTGATACCGGGCTTTCGGAAATTCCTGCTCGACGCGCGCGACAACGGGCTGACATTCGCGGTGTTCAACGGTCGCCGAAACCTGACTGAGGACGATCTCAGTGCGCCGGTCGGCGGCGACGCAATCCGAATTGCTCCGGTGATCATCGGCAGCAAGAGCGGTGGGTTGTTCCAGACGATCCTCGGTGCGGCCCTGATGGTCGTCGGCGCCGTCGCATCGTTCTACGGGCAACCGTGGGGCGCTCAACTGATGGGGCTTGGCGCGTCAATGGCACTTGGCGGAGTCGTGCAGATGCTCAGCCCGCAGCAGGCCGGCCTCGCCGGTGCGGCCGACAACGGTACCTCGTACTACTTCAACGGGCCGGTGAACAGCGCGGCGCAGGGTGAGCCCGTGCCGCTCGTGTACGGCGAGATGGTCGTCGGGTCGAAAGTTGTCAGCTCGGGCATCTACACAGAGGACCAGGTGTGAAAAAGATCTATGCGGAATCCGGGCCGAAGCATATTAGCGGCGCGAAGGGTGGTGGCGGTGGCGGTAGTGGCGGCGGTGAATCGCCGGACAACCTGCACTCCATCGCGCGGGCGAAGGTGCTCGACGTCATTTCTGAGGGGCCGATCGTCGGTCTGGCGAAGGGCATGCAGTCGGTCTCTTTCGATGGCACGCCAATTCAGAATTCCGACGGCTCGGTCAACTTCCAGAATTACAGCGTCGACGTTCGCACCGGCACGCTCGATCAGGAATTCATGCCTGGCTTTCCAGCGGTCGAGCGCGAATCGGCCGTAGGGGTGCCGCTGACCTCCGATGCGCCGTGGGTGCGGCAGGTGCAAAACACGCAGCTGTCGGCGGTTCGTATTCGTTTCGGAGTGCCGGCGCTGCAAAAGAGCGATCCGACGGCCGGCGTGTTTGGCTATCGCGTGGAATACGCGATCGACTTGTCGGTTGACGGAGGCTCGTACGCGCAGGTGCTGTCGTCGGCATTTGATGGCAAAACGACGTCGCTTTACGAGCGCTCGCACCGCATCGAATTGCCTCGGGCCACGACCGGCTGGTTGGTGCGCGTGCGCCGCATCACGCCGAATGCGCACAGCTCGCTGATTGCCGACACGGTGAATGTCGAGGCGATCACGGAGGTGATCGACCGCAAGTTGCGGTATCCGATGACGGCGCTCGTCGGCATGACGTTCGATGCTCGATCGTTCTCGCAGGTTCCGGTGCGGTCGTACCACGTTCGCGGCCTGATCGTTCGGGTGCCGTCGAACTACGATCCCGAGACGCGCACGTACTCGGGGGCTTGGGACGGGACGTTCAAGCCGGCGTGGACGAACAACCCAGCGTGGATTTTCTACGACCTGCTGCTGAACGACCGCTACGGGCTCGGCAAGACGGTCGACGCCTCGATGATCGACAAGTGGGGGCTGTACGAGATCGCGCGCTATTGCGACGTCATGGTGTCCGATGGCAAGGGTGGCGTTGAGCCGCGCTTTACTTGCAACTGCGTGATTCAATCCGCCGCCGACGCGTTCAAGGTGTTGCAGGACATCGCCGGCGTGTTCCGCGGCATTTCGTACTGGGGACCGGGTGCGGTGATCGCTTCCGCGGACATGCCGTCCGATCCAGTCTACGTCTACACGGCGGCGAACGTAATCGACGGGGCGTTCCGCTACGTGGGCAGTGAGCGCAAGACGCGATACACGGTCGCGCTTGTCAGCTACAACGATCCGTCGAACCAGTACAAGCAGGCGGTCGAGTACGTGCCTGACGACGACGGCATCGCCCGGTACGGCGTCATCAAGACGCAGGTAACGGCGTTCGGTTGCACGTCGCAGGCACAGGCCCATCGGCTCGGGCGATGGCTTCTCCTGACGTCGCGCTACGAGTCGGGTACGGTCACGTTCAAGGTTGGGATGGACGGTGTGCTGGTCGGCCCGGGACAGGTGATCGCGATCGCTGATCCGCGAAAGGCTGGTCGCCGCATTGGCGGGCGCATTCGCGCGGCGGCCGGGAACGTTGTCACGCTCGACAAGGCGCCGACCGTGGCGCCCGGCGATCGCTTCACGGCGATCCTGCCGTCGGGCATTGCGCAGTACCGTGCGGTGAAGTCGGTCGATGGGGACGTGCTCACACTCGTCGATCGATTCGACGCTGACCCGGTGCCCGGTGCGGTGTGGATGCTGGAGAACGCGGAGGTCGCCGCGCAGCTCTATCGCGTCGTGAGCATCCAGGAAGGCGACGACGACGGACGCATCGAGTACACGATCACGGCGATGATGCACGAGCCGGGCAAGTACGCGGCGATCGACGATGGTGCACAGATTCAGCAGCGGCCTGTGACTGTCGTCCCGCCATCGGTGCAGGCACCGGCGACGAACGTGCGTATAACGACGTACTCGGCCATCGATCAGGGGATCTCCAAAACCACGATGGTGATCGCGTGGGACGCCGCGGATAACGCTGTGGCATACCTGCCGGAATGGCGCAAGGACAACGGTGAGTGGATCAGCGTCCCGCGTACGGGCGGCCTGCAGGTCGAGGTGCCCGGGATCTATCAAGGGCGGTATGTGGCGCGCGTGCGCGCGCAGAACGTGATGGGTGTTACGTCGCTGCCGGCGATCAGCGCGGAAACGCAGCTGAACGGCAAAACGACGCCGCCGCCGGCCGTTGCGTCGCTCAAGGCCACCGGTGTCGTATTCGGGATCAACCTGGATTGGGCGTTCCCAGGCGACGGCACGGCCGGCGACACTCAGCGCTCGGAGATCTGGTACAGCCGCACGCCGAGCCGCGACGATGCGATCAAGCTGTCGGACTACGCGTATCCGCAGGCTTCGACGTCGCTGCAAGGGCTCGCGGTCGGCCAGGTGTTTTATTTCTGGGCTCGGCTCGTCGACACGTCAGGAAACGTCGGGCCGTGGTATCCGGCGGCCGGACCGGGCGTGCAGGGGCAACCGACCACAGACGAGAACGCGTACGAAGATTATTTCCGGAATCAGATTGGGAAGAGCTCGCTCGGGCAGGATCTGCTTGAGCCGATCGAGTCGATTACCCCTCTCATGGCCGGTGATGCTGAAGAGTATGCCGGCGACGAAACGCAGTACGCGGGTGTCTGGTCGTTGCAGTCCGCGATCGCGGAAGGCGACATGGCCGTTGCCAAGAGCGTCGAGACGGTAGCGGCGCGTTTGCAGTCCGCGGCAGGGACGTTGACTGCGGCAGTGCAAACCGAAACGCAGGCGCGTGTCGATGCCGATAGCGCGATGGCGCAGCAAATTACGACGGTCCAGGCGAAGGCCAACGAAAATGCGGCCGCCGTGCAGACCATTGCGCAGTCATATGCGGACCTGAACGGGCGCGTCGCCGCTTCGTATCAGATCAAAACGCAGATTACGGCGGACGGCCACACGTATGTCGCAGGCATCGGAATCGGCGTCGACAACAACAACGGAATTGTCGAATCACAGGTACTGGTGTCGGTGCAGCGATTCGCGGTGGTCGACCCGAACAACGGCGGTTCGATGATCGTGCCGTTCGTTGTGCAGGGCGGTCAGGTGTTCATCCGTCAGGCGCTCATCGGTGCAGGCTGGATCACGAACGCGATGATCGGCAGCTACATCCAGTCTGACAACTACATCGCGGGCCGGCAGGGCTGGCGGCTCGATAAGAGCGGCTGGTTCGAGATCAACGCTTCAAATGGCAGCGGAAATCGACTGGTGCTCGATGGTAGCAGTGTGCGCGTCTATGACGGAAATGGCGTGCTTCGCGTGCGCATGGGGATGTGGTGATGACGGCAGGGCTTCAGATTTTCGATGGCGCAGGCCGACCGATTCTGGATGCGCAGTCGCGCGCGGGGCGGGTCGCGGGGATCGTGCACACGGGCGGCAATGACGGCAGCGTTGCCGCCGATATGTCCGGCGGGGAGCCGTTTTGGGCGTTTATGCCGGATCAAATTTTTTATCGCGTATCGGGCGCCGAACCGTCACCGGTTGTATCCATCAGCGCGGGCGGTATCAGCTGGTCGTACAGCGCGAACACTAGTGGCTCGAACGCCTATGTCCGCGTTCCGGGTTGGATCGTTTTTGGGGTGTATTGATGCCGACGGGATTTCAGGCGTTCACCGATACCGGGCTGTATCAGATAGATGGCTCGACACCGAACTATCAAATGGTGCAGGCGATGGCGGCTGCCTCGACGGCCGGCGTGCTTCAGCTGGCTCTCAACGATGCCGGGAAGCCGTTCTATACGACGCTGGCGAACGTCGCGTTCACGTTCAATTCTGCGGCCGGGCCGATGTATGGCGTGTATGCGTCGGACGGTGTTGGCATCACCGTATGGCGCACGTTGCGAAGCGGCAATACATATACGCTCACGTTCATCACCGAAAGTCCGTGTACGGTCTACTTCTTTCTGTTCGATCGCGTTCCGCCGGTGGCCGGAAGTTTCGGCCTACAGGTTTTTAGCGAGCATGCCGAATTGATTGCCGATTCGTCGAGGCCATTTCTCCGCGTGCTCGATGTGATCTACGACGAGTATCTGCCGGGGACGGGGTGGGATACGTTAGGCGCACCGGGTGCTCCGTGGCAGTCGCGCAGTTACGGCGTCCCGGTCATCGTGTCGGCGATTTATCCGGTGCGTCAAGCGTGGAGCTATGACCCTGCAGGCATCGAACTTAGCTCGATTCGCGTGAGTGGAAACACGGTTTCGTGGGGCACAACAATGTACGGAGGGGGGCGGAAACCGAACTGGTCTGGGTTTCGAGAGCAGTGGCACTCGCGCTTCATGGTGCTGGATGCGACGGGGATTGTGTGATGGGCCGCCAACTTGGCGGCCTTTCTTTTTACGGGGCAGGAAACGGGGAGCGGTAATGCAAGAGCACGAAAAGACGATTCTGGAGTTGATCCTCATGGGTGGACTGATTGGCATTGCGAAAGTGTTAGTTGGTAGCGAGCAGTTGACGTTCCGGCTTGTGGCCGGGCGCGCCGTGCTCGGTTCAGCGACGTCGATGGTCGCGGGTCTGGCGCTGCTGCAGATTCCGGATCTGCCGCCAATCGCACTGCTCGGCCTCGGTAGTGCGCTGGGCATCGTCGGGTCGCAGTACCTCGAAGTGCTGCTGCGCCGGAACGCAAAACGAATGTTTGGGGAAAAGTGAATATGACCAATCTGACAGCACATTTCACGCTCGAGGAACTGACCGCGAGCGATACGGCGCGCCGGCGCGGCATCGATAACACACCGTCGGCTGCCGTCACTTCGAACCTGCGCAGGACGGCCGAAACGCTCGAGCGCGTGTGGGATGTGCTTGGCGGGCGGCCCGTGATCATCACCTCGGGCTATCGCGCCGCGCCACTCAATCGCGCGGTCGGCGGCGTTCCGAGCAGCGCGCATCTGTCGGGCTTGGCTGCCGATTTCATCTGTCCGAAATTCGGCGCACCGCTCGACATCTGCAGGGCGATCAGCGCGTCGCCGATCGAATTCGACCAGTTGATCCAGGAGGGCACGTGGGTGCATATCGGCCTCGCGCCGATCGGGACGAAACCGCGGCGACAGGTGCTGACGGCATCGTTCGGCGCGACGAGCGCGACGTATTCGGAGGGGCTATGACCTGGTTCGATCCGCGGGTTTGGCTCGCAATCGTCGCGGCGGTGGTCATCGGTTCCGCGGCGGGATACTTCAAGGGCCATCGCGACGCCGACCAGTCGCGCACCGTAGAAACTCAGGCGCAGCGAATCCGCGAACTCGTCGGCGAGCGCGACGAAAGCGACCGTATCGCGCGTCAACAACAGGGGAATGCTGAAAATGCTGCGAAACAACGTGAACAGGCTCGCGCTGCTGCTGACGCTGCCGATGCTGCTGCTAACAGCCTGCGCAAGCAGGTCGTCGAGCTTGTCGCGCGAGCGCGCGATCCCGCCGCTTCGTCCGGAAGCGCGGCAGCCGGCGGCGCCCTCGATCTGCTTGCCGACATGTTCGGCCGGACTGACGAGGCTGCGGGAGAGTTCGCGCGAATCGCTGACGAGCGGGGTATTGCCGGGCGGCAATGCGAAAGCGACTACGACGCCCTGACGGGCGCGGTGCCGCACTAGAAACAGGGCGGCCGAGTGGCGTGCGGGAACACGTCGCTCGGCCGCTTTTCCACTGTCCGAGCCAGTGAATCAGCCAAGGCCCTGCTTACCTACGTAGGCGGGCCGGATTCTACACCAAGTTTAAGAACGGCTTTCACAATGGCAAATCCGATTATTCCGTGGATCGGCGGTAAGCGCCGCCTTGCAGACCATCTCATCCCGCGCTTTCCGGCGCACGACTGTTACGTCGAAGTGTTCGCTGGCGGGGCGGCTCTGTATTTCATGCGCCCACCGGCAAAGGTCGAGGTGATCAATGACGTCAACGGCGAGTTGGTGAATCTGTATCGCGTCGTGCAGCACCATCTCGAGGAGTGCGTGCGGCAGTTCAAATGGGCACTCACCAGCCGGCAGGTGTTCGAGTGGATGAAGCTGACGACGCCGGAAACGCTCACGGACATCCAGCGTGCGGCGCGGTTCTACTACCTGCAGAAAAACTGCTTTGGCGGGATTGTGCACGGGCAGACGTTTGGCACGGCTACCACTGCGCCGCCGGGTCTGAATTTGCTGCGAATCGAGGAAGAGTTATCCGCAGCGCACCTGCGCCTCGCGAGCGCATACATCGAGCGTCTGGACTGGGCGGATTGCATGGATCGCTATGACCGACCGCACACGTTGTTCTATCTCGATCCGCCGTATTTCGAAACGCGCGGCTACGGCGTCGATTTCCCATTCGCAGAGTACGAGCGGATCGCGGAGAGGCTCCGATGCATCAAAGGGCGAGCCATCGTAAGCCTGAACGACCATGAGGAAATCCGTCGCGTATTCAATGGATTTCACATCGAGACGGTGCCACTGCAGTACACAGTGGCCGGCTCGCATAGAAGCGTCGAACGGAACGAGCTAATCATCTTCAGTTGGGATGATGCGGCCGAGCCCGCTGGCCTGTTTTAAATCTGGCCAGCGCTTGCCGCGGGCTTTCTATTTCGCGGATCTGTAATAGATATGTAAAATCGAGGATCCGGGGATATAACAATTTCTGACCTGAGAACCACAATGAGAATAACTCTGATCGCTGCAGTCTTGACCGGGCTTGCTCTATCGGCCTGTGGAGGTGGTGACAGCTCGTCGACGTCGGCCTCGGCCGGCCCGGCGATTCGGCTTAAGTATTCGGGCGTGCCGTTGGTCGCGACGCAGCGCGCCCGAGCGATGGCGGCCGCCGTAGACTCGTCGAGCGCTGCATCAGCAGCGGTCGCAACTGGCGATGTCCAACCGACCATCACGGCGTTGCAGGACGCGCTTAAGGCGCGTGGGGCAGATATCGCGGTTTATCCTGGCATCGTCAATGGCTCGACGCTACATGACATCGTGATGAGCGAAAATGGTGGTGTCGGGCCGACTCTTGCCGAGATCGCAAACTCGAAAACCAATATCAGCGAGTGGGCGCTCGTGTACTTCGAGCTCGACGATATGTCGGGCTATATCGATTCGGCAGAGCGGCGCGCCGCGGTGGAACAGTTCAAGCGTGACCTGCAGGTGTATGGCGCGCGTGAATATCTCAAAGGGCGAGTGATCTTCGCTGCCCGCCCAGTCGTATCGTGCGCCGGAGTCAAGGAAGTCCGGACCATCGACGACAACGGCTATGCCGTCGTGAATTCGTACTGGCCCGCGTCGCAGGCGCTGTATGAAGCGATCAACGGCGCCGCTGTCGATGGCGTTGTGACGCCGATCGGCGGAATTGCGAAGCCTGACGCTCCGCACATGGGCGCTGACTGCAATACCGCGGATCAAGCTGTGCGTGACGCACATCTTGCCAGCATCGCTGACCCGCTTGTCGAGCGCTACAAAGTCGCTTTGGATACGATCAACAAGTGCAAGTACAACCCGGAATCCATCCCGGAGGACGGTCGTTCTGCACAGTGCTGGGGTATTGAGCCCGAAAAGAAGTAGCTACACGTCGCGGGATTCGGAGGCTACCTTGACACTCGCGCTTAGGAGCCTCCGAAGTGCGATCACTTCCAACACCATCCGGCGTATATCTGCTCCGTCGACCTGCTCCGGATTTTTCCACCAGCATCGCAACGTGCCAGTAGACGGGGAGGCAAATTCCGGAAGTGGGTCGTCACGCCTAGGATCAGACGCATGCAAGAGCGCTTGCTCGCTAGGCTTCGGCTGCAAATGCCTATCCCTGCGCGTCTCATCCAGACGCCGCGTTCCCTCCTTTCCGTAGCCGTGCCAGCGCTCGGCTTCCTCATCTGTCATCCAAAATTTGCAGTCGATAGCACCGTAGTACAGGTCCACGTACTCCCAGCGGTACTCCCAGAGCGGTTCCACGATTCACCTCGAAATACTGTATGGATGTCCAGTATAACCCGCGTTAAGATGGTGCCGTCAATGCGAGCAAATTGGGGACGGCGATGTGCACGAACTACGTCGCGCCGGGCGAGGATCCGGGCCTGAGCGAACTCAAGATCGACAGTTTTCGGGACCTATACCGCTGGACGCCGTGGAAGCCCGAGATCTACCAGGACTACGACGCGCCAATCGTCGGCTACGTCGACGGGCAGTTCAAGCCGCTAATCGCCGGATTCGGCTTCTGGCCGCGCGCGCTGCAGAAGGCGAACATCGAGAAGGTGAAGGAGCAGGGACGCAGGCCGCCGCTCATGCGCAGCACGATGAATGTGCGTGACGACAATCTCGGGAGATCGCCTCTGTACGGGCCCACTTGGCGAAGTGGGAAACGGTGCCTGATTCCGGCGCGCTTCATAGTGGAGCCGTCGTATCCGGATGCGCGTCAAGAAGCGAATGGCAACTGGGCGCTCGGGCCGTGCGTGTGGCAGCGGATCAGCGTAGTCGACCGGCTGACGATGTGCGTCGCCGGCATCTGGCGCACGCTTGCGAACCAGGACGGCGCCGAGCACCACGTGATGTCGATGATCACGGTGAACGCGGACGGACACCCGCTGATGTCGCACATGCACAAACCGGCCGACGAGAAGCGATCGGTCGTGATTCTGCGGCCGGACGATTGGGAAGAATGGTTGACGACATCGAACGTCGAGGCCGCACGCGCGATGCTGCCGCTCTACCCGGCAGACGAACTGTACGCGGAGGCGAAGTGATTCGGCGTTACCCCAAACTCGGTGACGGGGCTTGCTGTATAAGGCTGGGATTGGGTTTCGCTGGTCCCCCCGACAGGGATCGAGCTCGCATTCAGGGCGTGAACGGCCTGCTTTGGGCTAAGCGTTGCTGATATGCAAGTTCCTTAGCGGTGACATCGTTGATCATGTCTTGCAGCAATTGATCCCTGCTAGGCTCGCTTGGTGGCTGTTCGAAAAACTCCAGGCTTGCAAGCGCGCGCAGTTGGCGTGCGAGGGCTCCCGCTCGTAAACCGAGCTTGGCGTAGTCTCGCCGTCTTGCCCAAAAATATTCACTATGTTCCGGTGGGTCATAGTTGAATTCTATGATGCCCCCAAGTCGATTTTGTATTTGGTCGCGCTCGTCAGGTAGGCGCAAGATTGCATGCATGACTTCTCGGGGCAGCGCTTTCCATTCGACTTTGATTTCCAGGGGCAGAAATTCTGGCGCGCGGGTCGTTGGTGTGCGCTCTCCGTTCTTGCCTGCGGGGCGCCCTTCTACAGTGCCATCGTCGAGTGCGACGCTTAGGCAACCGTTTGCAAATCGGTCGAGGTGTGACGAGACGACAATAGCGAGGTAGGCGACATCTGCATCGCGGCGGGTCTTGGTTCCCCACCATTCCTTAATCGCGGCAAAGAGATTGCCGAGTATTACACCTGTGATACCCGCAACGGCAGAGATGATCGCCGCGATGTAGCCGTTGTTCATATGTGTCGTTTGTATGCAGTTAGCCCGTCTGTCGGCGGCTGCGTTGCCGTGCAGGAATGGGAGTTATTATGTCCATCCCCGCGGGTGGCGGAAAGGTCGCAGCCGTCGCGAGCGCTACGGGAAGTACGCGAGCCTGAGTCTCCCGAGGGTTTGTAAGGAAACAAAGAATGGAGACAATCCATCATGTGATCCACCTCGTCGCGAGGTTTGCGGAGGTGACTACGGCGATTTGCGTGATTGCGGACTTAGTTCTAAAAATCGTGCGATGAGCGAAAGCCCGCTTCGGCGGGCTTTTTTTTGTCGAACAGCTATTGCTGAGGGTCAAGAATCTCATTTAATTCGGCAATAAAGAGAGTGGTATCACCAAAATAGTTCGGATATGCGATTTTTAATGCGTGGACTGAGTCAGCCATTACCAAAACTGCGTCAACGCCAGGCTTATTTTCTTCTTCAATTTTCTTATAATCGGATGCTGCTTCTGAAAATTTATCTTGCGAGTACGAAATGACCATAACTTCCTTGTTTGCGAGATCAAGTTTCATTAAGAAGTAAGCTGACTTCCTTCGGTCCGGGTCGGCAATGACTTCCTTCATCATGGCTTGAAAGGCGGTAAGCCGTTCTACAACATGCAGCTCTGTCTCGAACGCTGTGAGCCTATCGCGGATGACTTCAAAATCTTCGTCACCAGGAACCCCCTCTCGGTGCGCAAAAGCTGCGGAGATAAGGGAGAAGTATTCCAGCCATGCTCGATCACCTTGGTCTGCCTTGAGCTTTTGATTGGTGAGGGAGCCCACGGTCTCCACGGCTGTCGCCCAAGCGTGCTGACGCTTCGTTCGAATTTGAATTTCGATCGAATGATTGTTGTACGTTTCCTTCTTGTCGCTGACATACCGATAAATCAAATGGATTCCTCGGTATCCGTCATCCTTCGGCGTAATTATATAGTCTTTTTCATTTACCAATCGATGCTTGATTCGACTTCCTTTTATCGATTCGCGTAATTGATTGACTTGTTCTAGCGTTGACAGGACAGCCCTGCATCCACCGATGTCCTGCATCTGCGACAATCGCATGCCAGGGAATCGCTTCAATTTATCGATAATCGATGTTGCACGCTTGAGGCGCTGTGCAACGAATGCTGCGTCGTCGATCCTAATGGCGCGGTCCCGCAGATTGATCTTGAAAGTGTTAAGGGGGAACTGGTGAGAAGCACGCCAATTGGACATGATCACCGTCGCTTCGAGGTACGCGTTTACATCCTCAAAATGGAGTGCTCCGTCATCTCTGCGAGCTGCAATACCTGTGACGAGTCGACGACCTGCTACATTGACGCGCTCGCGTGAAAATTCGGGTTCAACCCAAGCCATTCCCCACCCCGCAGTAAGTGTGTTCGCCACGTCTTGCGCCCACCGGCTATCATTCCGGTACTGGGCCACCGAAAGCCCGCGTCTCAATTCTGCCAT